CACCAGGTTCATCAAAGATTAAATTCACACCAAATCAACCCTTCAGAGATTTCTACGATTATTTCTTTCATATCAAAGATCCAACAAATTGGTACGCAATGTCACAGTTTGAATATGAACCATATCCGGGTCTCCTCTTATTGTGGCCTGCATGGCTATATCACGAAGTTGTTCCGAATCAATCGGTCGATCCACGAATCTCTATTGTCTTTAATCTATAATGCCAACATACGTATTCATAAACAAAGAAACACAAGAACTTGAAGAACATGTACTCAGATTATCTGTGTATGATGAATTCAAGGAACAGAATCCTCACCTAGAGAGATATCATTCTCCTGAAAATTTGCCTATCATGTCCGATGGTGCTCGTCTGAGTACACCTGGAACTGGCAAGGCTGACTCTACATTTGAGAAATATGTCATCAATAGGATTAAGGAAAGTGTCCCCGGAAATACTTTGGGAAAAGGTCACAAAACAAAGATGCCGAGGGAATGGTAACCACGTAAAACAAAGGGGTATTAATGGCTAGTAAAAAAACGCCTGTGCAAAGAAGGGATGATTCCGTTGATAATGTAGAGTATATCAACAGACACCAACCGGCAGTATCTAATGCATTAAGAATCAAACTAGATCATCTAAAAACATTTGAGCCATTAACTGAGAATCAAAAATTATTTTTTGATGCATATAAAAGAGGAGACTATTTCGTAGCACTACACGGTGTTGCAGGTACAGGTAAAACATTCTGTGCATTGTATAAAGCACTCGAAGAAGTTTTAGACAAAAATAATCCATTTAAAAAAGTTATTATTGTCCGTTCAGCCGTACAAGGTCGTGAAGTTGGTCATTTACCCGGTGACATTTCAGAGAAGATGGAAATCTATCAACAACCATATCGACAAATTTGTGAAACACTATTTGGTCGTAAAGATGGATGGGATAGACTTGAAGAACAGGGTTACGTGGAGTTTATCTCCACATCATTCATTCGTGGTATGTCGTTTGATGATGCAATCATTATCGTAGATGAAATGCAGAACATGACATTTGAAGAGATTGATACTGTGATGACACGTGTTGGTTATCGTTCGAAGATTATTTGGTGTGGTGACTATCGCCAGACAGATTTGAACAAAAAGAAAAATGATGTATCGGGTATTCTAAAGTTCTTTGATGTAGCATATCACATGAAAGCATTTACTAAGATTGAATTTGAAGTAGATGATATTGTGAGAAGTAGCTTAGTCAAAGATTATATTATTGCTAAACTTAAATATGAGGATTCAGAATGAGTACAGAAGAAGATAAACTGAAACATAGCAAACGAATCCATGCTAAAGAAACTGCCGTTAAAAAGCAAACTAAGATAGCAAAAGCAAATGGCATCGATGTAAAAGAACCTCATAAGTTTGCAAAACTTCATGCAACAAATTGTGGACAACCAGGGTGTCCTTTGTGTGCAAATCCACGAAAAGTTTGGAAGGAAGAAACCATCCAAGAAAAACGATTCAAACAAGATAAAGTAGAAATTGAATAATGTTCATTCATTGCCCACCAATGGTTCTTCCGGACCTAAAATCGGAAACACACTCTGACGGTAAACGTTACTATACATCACCAAGCGGTAAACGTTTACCTTCTGTGACAACTGTTGTTGGTGCAATGAAGAAACAAGCAATTATGGAATGGAGAAATCGTGTTGGTGAAGTTGAAGCCAACCGAATCTCCAAACTTGCTACGGGTCGTGGTAATCGTGTACATGACCTTGCAGAACGATATCTAAAGAACGAAAAGATTGAATGGGTGCGTGAGATGCCAGATTCGGTAGAAATGTTCCGCACATTGATTCCTCATCTACATCGTATAAATAATATACATTACATTGAACAAGCACTCTGGTCAGAACAAATCGGTATGGCAGGTCGTGTTGACCTCATTGCTGAATGGGATGGTGTTCTATCGGTTATTGACTTCAAAACTTCAAAGAAGATTAAGAAGGCGGAAGACATTCAAGACTATTTTGCACAATGTACAGCATATGCTGGTATGTACGAAGAACATGTTTCTGTGCCAATTGACCAAATCGTTATTGTTATGGCGGTACAAGATGAATCACCCTTAATTTTCACTGAGAAAACTGGAGATCATATAAATACCTTGGTAGAACACATAGAGTTCTATTTAAACAATAAATGAGGATATACTAAATGGCTACGATATTTACTTGGTCAATTGACCAGATGAGCACCATACAAGAGCCGCAACCAAATTACGTTGCTGAGGTCTGCTGGTCAATAATGGGTGTTGATGGCATGTATACTGCAATTGTTTCGAGTAGATATGTACTTCCAAACACCGAATCAACATTTGTTCCTTATGAAGAATTGACGGAAGAAACAGTTATTAATTGGATACAAAATGCATTGGGTGTTGAAGGTGTTAATAGTGCAAAAGCACAAGTGCAAGGATATATTGATAAACAAATTAATCCACCTACAGTTGTTCCGTTGGATACACCACTACCTTGGGTTCAGGAATAATAAATGGCTTTACCAACGATCCCCGCAAATTCAATATCATTGAGTCAGGTAAATGTTGAACTTGGTTTATCTGCGACCGCAACTATATCAATGAACGATGCGGCTGTTCGTACTTTGTTTGGAGTAGGAGGTTCAGGAACTCAGATTTCAATGTCACAAGGTTCAGGTAAATCCAACATCACAGTTTCTTTATCATCAGTAACTTCTAACGAGCCTTTTGACGCAACACCTCCGGCCGGAGGTGAACCGTCCATGGCACAGCTATTCTTTACTTCTAATGGTACTTGGAATGCTACCCTTGAAGCCAGTGCAAGTAAATCAGGTAATTGGGGAACGCCTACAACTGCTGGCGCTGGATCGGGATTCTGGATTCGGTTTACAAGAACATTTTTCTCTGGTGGGGCAGGTAACTCGGCAACAGGTAGTACTGGGTGGCTACAGTTAAACGTTTCACGGGACATTTTAGTTGAGCGTACCAGCGGTTTTGGCGTCACAACAGCAGAGTACACCATAGAGATTGCTACTGATAGTGGTGGATCAAACATTGTAGCTTCGGCAGATTTCATTACTCTTACTGCGTCAATGACTTAAACTAAAAAGTGGTAATAATTACAGTATTTAAAAATAACACTTGACATTCTCCTTAGGAAAGGATATAATATGTCTATGAAATCAAAAATTTTAGGTATAACCTTACTCTTAGTTGCCGGTTCTGCATCGGCACAACATTGGCAACATCATCATTGGCATAACCATTACAGACACCATGGATATATTCACGGTGGTGGAAATGGTAACTGGGTAGCACCTTTGATTATTGGTGGTGTTGTCGGAGCCGCCATTGCAAATAGCAGACAAACAGAAACGGTTATTATTCAACAACCTTCTGTAATACTACGAAATCCGCCAGTCTATGTAGAACGCCAGCCGGTCTGTACAGAGTGGAAGGAAATTCAAACAGCCGATGGAACAATCTATCGGGAAAGAACTTGCACACAATAACGTGTGCATGTAATGATAGTAAACTTGGTATAAGAAAAGTATTCTGGACGGCGGGGCAGTACCGCCCTCGTCCACCATAATTGCATAATTTAATTTTTGAAGTGCAATTATGATGGGCGAGAAATAGTTTCGACAGGGTAACAAGTACTATATTCGGCTATCCGTCAGAGTTGACGTAAACACTAAAAAAAGTTAAATGCAAACGACTCACGTTTCTTGATGGTGGCCTAAGAACCCCATCGGAGTTTTGCAAGTTGAACTTAGCAACAGAATCAACTTGCTTTAGAAAGGAAAACATGAAAAGTAAACCAATACTTTTAAGCATGGTATTTTCCACAGTCATCATATTTCTTTCGTTGGTGGATATAAATCTTTATAAACTACCATTCAAAGCGAGTTTCGAATCTCTAGATAAAGAGACACAAAAGCAAGTCACTTGCCTCGCAGATAACATGTATTTTGAAGCCGCAAATGAGCCACTAGCTGGCAAGAAGGCCGTTGCTTTCGTTACAATTAATAGGCTTCAAACAGGGAATTATGCAAATGACATTTGTGGAGTGGTATATCAAAAAACCGGTGGCACTTGCCAGTTCTCATGGTATTGTGAAAAGAATATTACCGATAAACGGTTGACAATACGCAATACTTCATTGTATAATGAGATTCGTCAGTTAGCAGTTAACATGGTCATCAACTACGAACATTATAAAGATGTTACAGATGGTGCAACATATTATCACGCAGACTACGTTAATCCTCAATGGAAACTAGAAAAGGTAGATCAAATTGGAAGACACATCTTTTACAGAAGTAGAAAAGACGAAATTAATCGAAACAAAGGAATATTATAATATGACTAAAGAATTTACTACACTCATGGTTTGTATCACACTTGTGGCATGTTCATGTATTGCCGGAGTTACAATCTACAATATCAATGATCGTAACAATATGGCCAAGAATATCGAATCTGCCATTCAAAAAGGTATTGATCCAATCTCTGTGAAATGTGCATACGAAACAAATGCAAATGCGGTGTGTATTGCCTATTCGATGGGTAAAAAGTAATGGCTACTAAAGACGAACAGAGATTGTTCTCGGCTATTATTGAAGAGATTGTAAAAACAAAGCGAATTGGTTACATGGAAGCCGTTCTTGTGCATTGTGAGGAAACTGGATTCGAAGTTGAATTAGCCGCCACGTTGCTGACAACGCCAATCAAATCTAAGATCAATGACGAAGCACAAGCCGGTAATATGATTAAGAAAGTGAATAAGCTACCGATATGAACGAAGCTGGTGGTTATGATGCGTTTGCGTTGTTTCATGGATTAAAACTCCATTTCACAACAAATTATGATTATGTGAAGTACCATGGTAAAATCTCCATTGGTAAAGATGCATTCATGCTACGAAAAGATAAGTTTCATTTCTACAAACTTTCTCGTAAATACAAGAAAGATGAATTGTTCGGTTTCTATATTGCCAATCTCCTGCACAATCCAAAATGTTGGGCAGGTGATTTAATGATGGAAGATGCCGAATCGGAGTACAAAGTTTGGCTCAAAACACAACAATCACTCTCATATCTCTTTGAACAGGACTTGTCTACCGCATTTGATTCGGTAAACAATCCAGAAGAACTGTTGAAAGTGGTTGACGGGCAGTACCCGTTGTTGTATAATCTATACTTACATGATAAAGTGAAAAAGGAAACAATACTCATTCTCAATGACTTTATGAATTTTATGCCTATGTGGAAAAAGAAAGTTGAAGATGATATATTGTTTCCGGACTTCACTCAAAGTTGTGAAAAGTACAAACCGTTCTTTTCATATGATGAACAAAAAATGAAAAAGATT